CGTAGATCGTCGTGGCCCGGGCCCCGACCGGATTGATCGACCCGACCCGCTGGTTCGCGGCGTCGTACACGGTCGTCGCCCGGTTCCCGAGCGGATCGATCCGCCCGACCGCCCGGCTGGCGACATCATAGACGGTGCTGGTCCGCCGTCCGAGAGGGTTGATGGACGCGATCGGTCGGCTGGAGGTGTCGTACACCGTGGTGCCGCGGGCCCCCAGCGGGTTGATCCCGGCGACCGTCCGCCCCGCCTGGTCGTAGACCGTGGTGGCGCGGTAGCCCAGCGCGTCGACGCTGGCGATGGGCCGGCCCGCCGCGTCGTAGATCGTCGTCGACCGGTGGCCCAGGGGATCGACGGTGGCCACTGGCCGGCCCTGCGCGTCGTAGATCGTGGTCGAGCGGTTGCCGAGCGCGTCGATCTGGCCGATCGAACGGCCCGATTTGTCGTACACCGTGCTGACCCGGTGGCCCAGCGGGTCGATGCGGCCGACCGGGCGGTTCGCCGCGTCGTAGATTGTGGTCCAGATCCTGCCGAGCGCGTTCTTTTGCTTGATCTCGTTCCCCGCCGCGTCGTATCCGAACGTGGTTCGGTTCCCCAACGGATCGATCTGGGCGACCGGACGGCTGGCGGTGTCGTACACCGTGGTGGTGATCGCGCCGACTCCGTTTTGTTGACGCTTGACGTTGCCCCGGGTGTCGTACGTGAACGTCGCCCGCAGCCCGAGCGGGCTGATCGAGCTTTTGACCTGCCCCAGCGTCGTGTACGTGGTCGTGAACCGCCGTCCCAGCGGGTTGATCCGGGCGACGCGGTGGCCGTCGGAGTCGTACAGATTCGTGACGCGGAACCCGAGCGGGTTGATCGTCGCTTTGACACGGTTGAGCGTGTCGTAGACCACCGTCGTCCGGGCCAGCGACGGTTGGATCGTGGCGACCGCCCGCCCCGCCGAGTCGTAGACGCTGGTGGTTCGGTTGCCAAGCGGATCGACCCGGGCGATCGCGTTCCCCGAGCCGTCGTAGATCGTCGTCGCCCGGGCGCCGAGGGGGCTGATCTCCGCGGCCACGAGCCCCTGGGTCGTGTACAGGAACGAGGTTCGGGCGCCGAGCGCGTCGAGCGTGGCGATCCGCTGGCCCGAGCCATTCCAGACGAGCGTGGCGCGATTGCCCTGTTGGTCGGTGACCCCCTTCACGCGCCCCGAGGTGTCGTAGGCGAGCGTGACCCGGCTTCCAAGCGGGTCGACCACCCCGGTCAACAACGAGACCTGGTTCCCCTGCGTGGCGTAGACCAGCGTGGTTCGATCGCCGCGGGCGTCGGTCCCGGTTTGGATCTGCTTGCCGTTCCAGGTCCACGAGGTTCGCTGGCCGAGCGGGTTGATGACGGCGGCCACGTTGCGGGAGGTGTCCCAGACGCCGGTCGTGCGGGCGCCCGAGGGGTCGGTCACCGCGAACGTCTGGACGCCCCACGTTTGCGTGTACCGGACGCCATCGGCGAGCTTGACGGTGGTGACCCGCTTCAGGCCGTCGTACACGAAACTGGTCCGGGAACCAGCGGGATCGGTAAGCTGGGTGAGGCGATGGCTGGTGTCGTAGCGGAAGCCGACGGTCGAACCATCGGGCTGCGTCACCTGAGTGAGATTGCCGCTCGCATCGATCGTGAACGACGTGATTCGGGCGGCAACATCGACCACCCGCCTCAAATTGTTGGAGCCGTCGTAGGCGTAGGTGGTCCGTTGGCCGAACGGCGAGACAATCGCCGTGGCGAGATTCCCCGAGCGGAGAACCGTCCAGCGGGCGTCGGCGGCATTGGCCAGATAGCGCAGCAGGCCCCCCGAATCATACCGCGCGACCGTGGCGTCGAGCGCGGTCTCAGTGAACGTGTTGTCACCGTTCTGCTTCAGCGAACTGGTGGCGCCACGCGGGGCGGTGTACTGGCCGGCGCCATCCTTCGCGGTGTAGACGTCCGATTGGCAACCGGCCTTCGTGAGGCGGGCGCTCGTGGCGTCGAGCGTGCTGACGGTCGGATTGAAGACATCGCTCCAACCATAGCCAAACTGGATCGTGGAACCAGCGGCGCGGGAGCTGTAAGTGAAAACGGGATTGGCGGCGACTTTGGAGGCCGCCGGCCCGCTGATGCCGACCGACAGCGAACCGGTCCGCGGATCGATGGAGTAATTCGAGCCCGTGAGCCCGGGGATCAGGGTATTCGGAGATGGGACCGCGTTTTCGACCGCCGACTCGACTTGTTCGAGCGGTCCCCCCGCACCCCCACCACAGCCACACCCGCACGAACCGCCACAACCACAACTCCCCCCGCAGCCACAGGCGCTCGCCTGGGGGATCTTGGGAACGCAAATGGGAGTCGTCGCCTGGGGCGGCCCACCCGGGACATGGGCGGTCACTTCATTGACGCAACCCCCCGCAGCGCCCCACCCGCAACCGCAGCCCGCAGTGTTGTTCGACATGGTGAACGCTCCCCGGTGGATGATGGAGAAAAGCGGTCGGTGAAGTGGGATGAACCAGGAATCCGTGGGGCGTGACGCAAATCATGCCCCCACACGACTCGGTGCGAAGACGCCTTCAGCGAAGAGACGCAGAAGAACGCCAAACCAGAAGCAAATTCGGGTGGAAATTGTTGTCTGGCTCCAAAAAGACGCTGGCTCCTTCGCATCATTAAAGTGGATGAAACCGGGCCCCGGTTCGCGTTCCGCGACAGAACGCACGGCAACCGTGATTTCATCATTGTTTGCTGGAAAGTCAAGAGGACTTTCCAGGGACCGAGAAGAGTCGAAGAGTCTGGAAATGATCGTGCAAAACGGACCCACCTGAGCGCCGAAATCAGACCCACCCGGGTGAGGGAGTGGAAGGTGCCGAGGGGAGGTCGGCACACGGGGGTCATTCAGGAGGTCGAAGCGGCAGCTGACGGTTTGTTATCCGCTTCAGTCCTGCTTCTTGCTCCGCCTCGATTTCATCGATCCCAATCGCAGTAGTTTCCCGAATTTCTGGATGCAACAGTCCCCCTTTCGCTGTCTCCGCACAGCCTGAGACACACTTTGAGCTCCTAACAAAATGACTTGTCGCCGCTGATGGCTTGTGGTGTGGTATAAGTTCTGTCCGGTGGTAGAAGACTCGTGTGTTCAAGGAGGAACCCACAGATGGCTGCGAGATTGGTGTCGGATGAACTTCGGAGCGTGATTGAACCCCTGATTCCCCAGCATCCGTCCCGCCCACGCGGAGGGCGTCCTCCGGTCAGCGATCGGATGGTGCTGACGGGAATCTTGTTTGTGCTGAAGAGCGGCATTCCCTGGGAGATGTTGCCTCAGGAGATGGGCTGCGGCAGTGGCATGACTTGCTGGCGACGGTTGCGTGACTGGCAGTCTGCCGGTGTCTGGGAAAAACTGCACACAACTTTGCTTGACCAACTGCGTAAGGCGGATCAGATTGAATGGTCGCGTGCCACCGTGGACAGTGGCACGATTCGAGCCGACGGCGGGGGCGGAAAAACAGGACCAAATCCCACAGATCGACGCAAACCGGGAAGCAAACATCATGTACTTTCTGATGCGAATGGCATTCCGCTGAACGCAATTCTGACCGGTGCGAATCGTCACGATGTGACTCAACTGCTGCCACTCGTCGACAGCATACCACCCGTCGCTGGAAAACCCGGCCATCCGAAGAAGCGTCCAGTGTCCCTGTCCGCAGACCGGGCATATGACTCACAACCACATCGTGATGAACTTCGGCATCGAGGGATTGAACCGCACCTTGCCAAGCGCAACACGCCGCACGGAAGTGGATTGGGAGTCTATCGCTGGGTAGCCGAACGCACCCTGAGTTGGCTCCACCAATTTCGCCGCCTCAGAATCCGATTTGAACGCAGAGCCGATATCCATGAAGCTCTCATGGCACTTGGCGAAAGTCTGATTTGCTTCCGAACCCTCTCGCACGAGTTTTGTTAGGGGCTCTAAATAGACTTGCGCGATTTTGGGACAGATGGGTAAAACAGGAACTCGCAATCACTTGCGTCAAGTTCGAAGATGAACAAGTGAAAGGAGTTCCTTGTGAGCATTGTGTCGGAAGTTGTGCGGCAATGGAAGCGTTTGAGCAAGCCGGCGCGGGATTTCCTGAACCGAGAAGCGATGACTGGCCGGAACGCCGAGTTTCGGATGCGCTGCAAGATCATTCGGAATCTCGCTCGCGGTGAAACTCCAATGCAGATCCATCGAATTCTGGGCTGTAGCCGTTCGCAGGTCTATCGAATGTCGCACCGGTTCGTGAAGAACGGCATCGTGGGTCTGGTTGATCAGCGAGAGGAAAACGGCCCCACGAAAGTTTTGGAGGAATACGCGAGTGAGGTCCTCGCCGCCGTTGCGGGTTCGCCTCGCGAGCATGGGTACGACCGTCCCACTTGGACGCAGGAGCTGTTGATTCTCGTCGTCCGGAAGAAAACGAGTGTTGGGATCAGTCGAACGACGATGTGTCGTTTGCTGCAACGTCTGAACGTCCGCAATGGTCGGCCGAAACCATACGTCATGTGTCCGTGGCCACAGCGACGAAAATCCCGGCGATTAAACGACATCAAGCGGCTGGAGAAAAAGCTGCCAAGGCATCATGTCATGCTCTATGTGGATGAAGTGGACATCCACTTGAATCCCAAGATCGGCAATGACTGGATGTTGAAGGGGCAACAAAAGCAGGTCCTGACACCAGGACAGAATGAGAAGTGGTACCTGGCTGGAGCACTGGATCACCAGAGTGGTCGCCTGCATTGGGTGGAGGGGACGAGCAAGAACAGTGCCCTGTTCATTTCGCTGGTCGACGATCTGGTTCAAAAAAGGTACCGCAACAAGAAAGTGATTCACCTCGTTCTGGACAACTTCAAGATTCACAGCAGCAAGGCCGTCCAAGCCGCAAGCGATCGCTGGGGAAAACGCGTCCAGTTTCACTTTCTGCCGCCCTACTGCCCCGATGCGAATCGGATCGAACGGAGATGGAAGGATCTTCACGACAATGTGACGCGAAACCACACCTGCAGGTCAATGGACGAACTCATGGCGTGTGTGCGACGCTACCTGTGCATCCGCCGCAGAACGGGAAAGCATGGCTACTGTGCGGCCGCATGACTCCTGTCCCCGAATTCCGAACGGTCATTTAGACAGGCCGGCTATTTTCGCGGGTTCGATTCGAGATTTTTCGAACCCCAGCGAGAAGGAGCGGCCGATGGCCCGAGCGCGAGATCCAGATCTGTGGCAGGCGTGGCGTGAGCGATTGAGGCGATTTCGGGGATCACTGGAGACGGTCGCCGAATTCTGTCGGCGGGAGAGCGTCTAGGTCGCCGAGTTCTACCAGTGGAGGCGGAAGCTGAGTCCCGGCGGCGGTGTGCGGAGGTCAAAGGATGCCGACATTGGACGATTCCGCGCGGATTCGACAGGCTTGCCGGGAATGGATGAACATCTGGGGCCTGACCACCAAGTGGTATCAATCGACGCGAGCAAGCCCTGAAGCTTCTCGGCAAAGCGACCGGGTGCTTGCACCAACGACATGCCACTTCTCCCTTGTGTCGTGAAACATGCCGGGCTTTGTAAAACCCGCCTGGGGCTCAGTCACTCATCAGCCCTGCGAAGACATCTCTTGGCTTCCGATACTTGAGCGCCGAAAATGGGATATCATTGAGTTTGAAGGACGTGTCATGCGGTGACAGGTCTTCCTCGATCAGCCACCTTTTGGCATGGAGTACCAGGTCATTCATGGAGCCGGTGACCGAGCGATTGAGCGCCTTCGAGAACTGGACTGTCGCGCTCGCCGGTGCGATGAACTGCTGATAGATGAATGACAGCCCGTCGGCTTCCATGAGGTCGCGCAGGGAACTCATGGCACTCTCAATGAAATGGTTGTCGCTGGGAATGCCTCGTCCATAAAAGACCGTCGAGTAGAGCGAGGCCGTATTCGTGAGGATCATGAACTGCGTGCGAGCGGCCGTGAAGACGTGCCCCGACCAATCAGCCAACGGATTGTCGTCGAGTGGCAGGATCTTCGGCGGCGTAAAGTCAAACCTGGCAGCGAGCTTCGCGGAGAGGCGAATGATCATGTGGCGTGTTGTGCTGGATCGGTGGCAACCGGACTTCACAGGAACGATGGGGACGGTAAGCGGGAACTGGATTCTATCAAGAGGTCGCGGCGTGGTGTCTCAAGGCCTCGGTGATGCTGAAATTCATTCCACATCGGCCGGGCGTGGTCCATGCCCCACCTCACACCACCAATCCACCTTCGCTCGCCAGCGAGTCCCCCGCAGTTCGGCATAGAACGTCGGATCGTAATCCCCCCGTCCACCGTGGTGGATCACGTGCTCATCCAACACGGACTTCCGCAGGATCACGCACCCGAACCCCTGCCCGCCGATAACCTGCACGCCGTTGCCCCGCTCGGCGAAGATCCGTCCGTCTTGGTCCCACGCCACGTAGCCGGGGTGGAACCGGGATTGGTACACCCCGGAGACTGAGACGGTGGTGGCGTCGAACGATCGCAGCAGCCGCTGGCAGGTGTCGACCGGCGGCAGGATGTCGTCCTCCACGATCCACAGGTACTCGGTGGTGGTCTCAGCCCGCACCCGGTTGTAGATCCGCGGCATCGCCACTTGCACGCGCTGGCGGACCCCCGGTCCCCGGCGGTTCTCGTCCGCCAGACCCGGATCGGCCACTGCCAAGGCGAGGTACTGCACCTGGGAATAGTCACACGTCGCGAGCCATTGCCTGACGGTCCGCCCGAACTCCGCTGACTGGCTGGTATCGACGAGCAGAAGCCGCGTCTGGTCGTGGGGCCAGGTCTGGTGTTCGAGGAACTTTGCCATCCGGGGCCAAAACTCCGTTCGACCCGACAGCGGGATCGCGAGCGTGACCTGCTCCAGCGCCAGGGCCGCCCGCTCGAAGTACGGGACCTCCGCCGCATTCATCTGGGCCAGCTTCGAAGCGGCGTGCTTCCGGTACCGGTACACCGCCGAACTCTTCGCCAACCGCCAGCCGAACGGGACGATCCGCCGCCAGAGGAACCAGTCGTCATTGGCTTGGGCCGGACACTCGATCTCGAACACCCGCGACATCTCGAGCGCCGTGCGGCGGACCAGGCTTCCCGCATGCACGAAGTTTTCCCGGTGGATCCGGTTCCCTGGCTCGGCCGGGTACTCGATTCGTCCCGTCTGATCCCCGAACCGTTCCACATCCGAGTAGACGATCCCCACGGCCGGGTTGTCCAACAGCGGCACTCCCGCCTCGAGGTAGTCGGGGGGCAGAATATCGTCCGCATCCAGAAAGCAGACCACACTGGCCCGCGTGGCGGCCAACCCCGCGGCCCGGGCGCGGTGGACGTCCCGCACGTCAACCCGTTCGTACCGGACGCCACGTGGGGCAAACTGGGCGGCCACGGCGGGGGTGTCGTCGGTCGAGGCGTCGTCGACCACCAGGACCTCGGCCGGCGGCCGCGTCTGGACCAGCACACTGTGGATCGCCTCGGCAAGAAACCGGCCGTAGTTGTGGCACACGACGATCACCGCCACATCCGTGGGGGCTCCAACCGCTCCCGGTTCCCCCAAGGCCACGCTCGGACACCCCTGGCAGCATCCTGGGATCTCGGCGACGCGTTTGCTGAGGGTGCATTCCCCGTGCACCTCGCAGGCAAACACCTTGAGAGCCACGCCCCCGCCACAGGGCGCACAGGGGACGCGGCGGACTTCCCCGCCCCGGTGGCGACAGGTCCGTTCGCTCCGTGGCGGCGGAGGGGGTGGTGTGGGACTGGGAGCCGAGCATTTTCGGCGGATCGGAAAGACACTCGCCGTGGCGGGCTCGCCGCAGCGGAGGCAATGAACAGTGACGGCAGTCTCGAGCCGCCCGACCTGCTCCCCCGGAAATTGACAGTGCATGGCTTCGGCTCACGAGGGGTAGCAGTCGTAGTCCGGGCGACAGGCACACAGGTCGACCGTCTGCTGCGTGGTGAACGGGATGCCCGCTTCGAACCCCACCACCACACCTGCGGCATTGGTCAGCAGATTGAAGGGGGTCACGGTCTTGCTCAGGGTCAACGTGCAACCGGCAATAGCAAGCTGCACATTGGTGACGGCGGAGAACGTGAACGCTGAGACCACGTCGGTATCGATTGCCAGGCGGCAGGGGCTTTCCGCCACAAGCCCTTCCCCCGCCAGATCGTGGGGGTTCACATCCAGGAGATTGCCAAAAAACGTCAGGCCGCAGCCTGCCAGCACCCGCAGGCCACAGGTTCCATCGGCGATCAGTCCCGGGCCGGCGACATCCGTGGGCTGAAACCGGACACCCGTTTCTCCGACGGCGATCCCGCATCCGGGCAACACCGCAACCTGGCAGGTGCTTCCGACCAACCCGGGGCCAGCAATCGCCGCCGCGTCGATCCGCACCGCATCTGGTTCGACAACGATGCCGCATCCAGCCCCCACGGCCAACCCGCAGTGTTCGAACGGCACCAGCCCCGGGCCGGCGAGCACCTCCTGATCGACGATCAGTTTGTCGTCTTCATCCCGCTTGAGGCCGCAGCCCAGCTTGACCTCACTGATCTTCTCGATATCCCAGTGGACTGAGAACGTGTTCCAGTTCACGGCCACCAGGTCGTTGGCCTTGACCGCCGTGTACGGGGAGAACGCGTCGACTGTGATCTCGCGGGCATCGCTCCCTGCGCCGACATTCAGCTTCACCTGACCCGCTTGTCCGACCGCGATGTCAGCCACGACATTGCCGTGGAAGTACCAGCCCCCGACCACGCCGTACCACTGGAGCGCCTCCAGCGAGTAGTACACATCGATCTTGTCCCCCGAGTCGACTGCGTCCGTCCGGCCGAACGCCACCCCCCGGAACCCTTGGTCCCCGTAGAGGTCGATCTTTTTGTCCGTCCGGATCCAGCCGGTCCCATCGAATTCCAGGAGCCAGGCCTGCGCGGGGCCCGTGTCCCCCTGCTGCAGCCGATCGATCATTTCGGCTTTGCGGATGATCGGTGGGACGGGGCCCAACCGGACCACCCCCCATTTGTGGGCTCCCGTTCCCGGCTCTTTCCAGAGAATGGTCGCCGACCCACTGCCGGCGGATTTCAGGGAGTGGCAGGTTCCGTCCTCGATCTCCGCGAAGGTGTCGGATTCTTCGGTGACCGACAACTGGACGGGACAGACACCACTGACGACCGCCCGGCCAATCTGCCCCGCTCCCAGTGGCTCCAATAGCACCACGAAACGTCCCGCATGGTCTTCCCGCACTGGCTGGACGCCGACCAGCAGCACTTCGTTCTGGAACGTCGCCAGGTTGTCACTGGGAGTGAAGATCGGGCGATCGACTCCCAGGACCTCGAAGCGTTCCCGAGCCGTACCACTGGCGTTCTTGACCCGCACGATCCCAGCCTGTGGCCAGTGGGGCTGGGACTCCTGGAGACGGGACTGTTGTCGCCTCCGGAAATCCTCCGCCGCGTCGATGAACGCATTGAACGCGGCCGCGGGAATCGCCAGGGGCTGGCCCGACTGCACTTTGTGGAACGGATCCGGCATGGCTCAGGTTCCAATCCCCAGTCCGGCAAAGTCCCCGAACGAATAGACCCGTTCCACATAGGCTGCCAGCGGGCGTTTGACGAGCACCTTGGCCAGGGAGTCTTCCTGGTCGTTGTAGCGGACCCAGAGATACTCCCAGCCCCCCTTGGCAATCCCGGTGATATTCCCGACCGTGAGATTGGTGACATTGGGACTGGCGGCGAACTTGAACGCGATCTCCCACGGTTCCTGCCCCCGCTTGGAACCCGAGGCCCCCAGGAACAGGACTTCCCCCGCTGCGAACCCCCGGAACCCGGCGTTGTTCACTGTTCCGGTCAGACCGAACAGGGCCGCTTTGTAGGCTCCCGTCACCACGGCATCGTCGAAGTAATGGGTCTCGGAGAAGTGGTACACCGGCACGGTGATGTCGACCCCGTGGACCTGGTCGGCGGAGACGCCGATCGCTCCCTGGAAATCCGGAGCGGTTGTCCCGGGAGCCCCATAGCGGCCGACATTGGCGAGGGCTTGAGTCACATGCTGGGTGCCTCCCCCCGTGTCGAAGGAGAACTGCGATTGCCCCGCCTGCTTGGCTTCGGTCAGGCCGTACCGCACCGAACCTTCCCAGGAGTACTCCGCAATCCGTTCCACATGGGTCGATTGCCGGATCAGCCCCTGGTACAGGCCGGGGGCGAAGTCGACCATGGCGGTGTGGGCAGCCAGGTTGTCGTCCGTCCCATCGATGACAAACAACAGTTCGATCGACGGTTGCTCACCCCCGGAGGTCGGACGACTCTCCCACTTTTCAGAGACTGTGATGGGCATCGGTGTTGTTCCCGGTTAGGCAAATTGCAGACCGCCCTGATTGGCCTTCCGCAACAGGCGCTGGGTGTTCTTGGCAGTCGCTTCCGTGGCCAGGGCGGTTCGGTCGGCCGCACTCCCCCCCGCCAATCCCCGGATCCCAGCTGCATTGAACGAACCTTGCGTGGAGACCTTGGCGTCCCCCAGCTGTCCCAGTTCCGTTGCTCCTGCGGCTTTGTTCCGCAGGCGACGTTGGCGCGGTTCCAGCCCCTGTTCCGCCTCCGCCCGCTGCTTGGCGGCAGCGGCCAGAGCGTCATCCAGGGCGGTGCGGGCCGCCGCGACCTCTTGCTCCAATCCCTGGCGACTGGCGACGGACTGGTCTTGGCGCTGAGCCTGGGCCGTCTGCCGGGCGTCCTGCAGAGCCTGCTGGGAACTCTCCCGATCCGCACCGATCTGCTGCAGGCGGGCCTGGCGGGCCTGCTCGCGCTGGCGGATCTGGTCGTCTTGAGCCGCCTGGCGATCCACCCCCCGCTGCGTGACTTCCTGATTGATCCGTTCGACCTCGGCCGCGACGTTGATTTCGTCGTCGAACAGGGACTGGAGCAGAACCCACCCCTGGCGAATGAAGCCAATCGCCGTGTCCCAGTTGGCCATCAGGAAGTTGGTGAACACGGTCCAGCCATCGCTCAAGAGTCCCAGGGTCTCTTCCCAGCCAGTCTGGATCAGCGACCAGGCAGTGGTCATGAGCTCGGCCAACCCGAAGGTGGCGTCGGTCCAGACCGACAGAAACAGTTCCTGGAACGCCAGCCACTGTTGTTCCAGAAAGGCCAGGGCTTTCTGCCACTCGAGTTTCAAAAGCAGCCCGACGATCCGCATGGCCAGTCCGAAGTTGGCGGTCATCAACGCATCGCGGATTCCGGCGAAGGCCGCAGTGGCGTCCTGCCAGAGATCTCCCAGCACAGTCTGCAACCACTGCACGGCGGCCCCCCCCATGTCGGTCGCCGTCACGAAGTAGGTCCCCAGCGCCAGGACTCCCGCTGCCACCAGCCCCAGGGGAGTGGCCAGCGCGGCGATCGTCGAGCCCAGTGTGGCGAAGACCCCCACAACAGCCGGTACCGCCGCCGCCACCATCCCAAACACCGCTCCCACTGTCAGGAGCACCTGTTCGACGACGACCAAGGCGACGCCGGCGGCCGCCACCCCGAGTGCGATCTTGCCGATCGTCACCAGGAATGCCTTGTTGATCCGGACCCAGTCGACCGTCTGCCGGATCACCCGGGTGGCGATGTCCACCAGGCTGTGCAGTTCGGGCAACAGAGTCGCCCCCAGCGAGAAGGCACTCGCCTTGATTTGCATCCACAGTGTGGCCAAAGAGTCCCCGAAATCGTCCGCCGCCTGGGCATCCTCCGTGGAGAGCACCAAGCCCAGCTTGGCCGCCTGATCCTGATACTTGGCGAGGCCGGCCGCCCCCTCGGCCAGGAGCGGGAGGAGCAACGTCCCGGATTTGCCGAAGATGTCGAGCGCAAACGCAGTGCGGAGTGCGGGGTTCCGGACGTGACTGATCGCCTCGGCGATCCGGGAGAATTGCTGGTCGGGAGTCAGCTGCACCAGCTGGGCGACGGAAAGTCCCAGTCGCGAGAGTGCCGTCTGGGCCGTCTTGGAGCCCGCGGCCGCCTGGACGAGAGTGTCCTGCATCTTCTTGAGGCCAATCTCGATCGTCCCCAGTTCCGCCCCAGTCTGAGAGGCAGCAAACTCCAGTCCGGACAGCGCCTCGACGGAGACTCCAGTCCGGGCACTGAGGTCCACCAGGGTCCCCCCCATGTCACCAAAGGCCTTGGCCGTGGCGACAATCCCGGCGATCCCCCCGGCCGCGAAGACGCCCGAAACCATCAGCAACTGCCGCCCCACACCGGAGATGCTCGCTCCGAAGGCCCGGAGCTTCCCCTCCGCCAGCCGCAGCCCCCGGACCAACGGATTGGTGTCGGCGGAGACTTCGACGAACGCCTTGCCGGCCCGGATCGCACCTGCAGATGCTGCCATGTTGCTGTCACCTCACGCGTTGATCGACAAAGACTTTCTTCAGGACCGTGATCGGAGCCTGGGGCCAGGAAGTTCGCCGGGCTGCGCGGCGCTCGGGCTGGAACTCGGCGGGCTGAAACGGAGTCGCCCGCCGTTTCTCGTTGCGGTGGCAATTGGCCAGGAGCGCCATCTGGTGGGTGGTGTGCCGCCACCACTCCTCCCGCAATCCCTCAGCCATCCACAAGAGCTCCCGGAGGGTCAGGGGACCGGGCTCGACACCGACGAGGCCGGCGGTGCGGTAGATGAGCCGCCAAATAGCTCCGCGACTGCCTGGTCGGGCTGGAGCTGCGCCAGCCGCTGTTCCCCCGCCGCAACCATCGCCCGGACCAGATCCCGTTGCTTCTGGATCGCCGTGGCCAGATGCGTCCGGCGGAGGTTCTGGAAAAAATCGAGCCACTCCTGGGTGAACGCTTCTTGGGCCGCCAGGATCGCCTCGCCGCCAAGACTGGCTCCGAACACCTCGTCACTCACTCCGGCAGCGTCCGCCTGCGGCTTGACGAGGACAAACAGGACATCGCACAGCAGCACGACATCAGTGGCCAAGCGGGTCATCAGGGGGGGCTCCCCCAAGAGCGGTTCCGTCAGGTCCAGCTGCAAGAGCGACTTGACCCGCTTGAGGGCTTCGATCGTCAGGGAGACCTGCCAGGTCCGTCCCGTGGTGTCGCGAAAACTCGTCATCATCAACTCCTGGTCCAAACTGGAAAAATGCCTTTGCGGATCGACCCGTCACTGTCTGTGATCGTGACGGTCACGTCGTAGTTTTTGGCGGCGACCGCGCCCCCCGGGATGGCCGTGACACCGTGCGCGATCGCCACTGGGCGTTCGAATTCGTCCCGGAAGATGGTCTGGTTGGGCTGGGCATTGCTGAACGCCAATTCCCCAGGGGGGGTCACGGTGAGCGAGACCACACTGGCGACCGTGGCAGCCGGATTGACGCCTCGGCTCAGCAGGTCCGTGAAATTGAATCCCAAGGGAGCGGTCTCCCCCGGGATGATCACGATCGGTGTGGCTCGGACAGAATCGGCCATGGCCTTCGGTCGTCAGCGGTGTCGAATGGTCCCCACGCCCGGGCGGGGGGGAGCGGAACTGGTGAGCCACCGGCGGGGGAGCGAACCGATTCCCCAGCGCGGACGCAGCGACCCGGTCCCGGCTGGTTGCGAGCCCGTGACGGGAGGGGGGACTGGTTTCGGCCAGTAGCGGGCCGGAAAGAACCGGGGTCCAAAAAAGCCGGCGGGGAACATGGTGGCGTGCCTGAGACCAACGAAAAATGTCAGGTGGGATTGGTGGCGATGGCGGTGCGATTGCCTTGGGTGTCGGTCAGCGCGGTGATCCGGTCCTTGGTGTTCTCCTTGTCCCGGAAATGGATCGGCCCCTCGGGGAACCCGTTCGACACTCCGACACTGGCCGCCCGCAGCAGGCGCAGGGTTTGCCGGGGCGTTTCGTCGGGCTCGATCCCATCGACCCGATCGAGGAGCGCGTCGGCAACCGCCTCCCGCTCTGGAGTCGTGAGCGTCATGGCCGCGCCGGGAGCCGCCCGGGTCAGCACCGCCGTGGTGCTGGCGGGATCCGCCGGGAGCAACTCGGTCTGGGCGTGGATCGCAGCGATCGTCGCGTTGTCGGGAGCGGTGTAGCCGGTTGTGGCCAATCGCGTGCTGGTGGCTACGTCGGTCTTACTGGCAATGGCCGCAATCGTGGCGTTGTCGGGGGCGGTGTAGCCTGCAGCTGCCAATCGCGTGCTGGTGGCCACGTCGGTCTTGGTAGCAATCGCAGCGATGGTCGCGTTGTCGGGAGCCGTATAGCCCGCCGTTGCCAGGCGGGTACTGGTCGGGACATCGGCATTGCCGGCAATCGCCAACAGCGCCGTCCGATCGGCCGCCGTGAAATCGACCGCGGTCGTGTCCACAATCACACTCTGGCGGCCATACGCCCGCGTGGCTCCCCCCTCGATCACGGAGAACGTCCAATTGAGCTGCTCCAGAGCATCTCCCGCACTGGCGGTATAGAGCACCCGGTACCGGCCCGTGCTGACCAGGGACATTGTGGTGCTGCTGAGGCGGCTGGAGAGATCGGTTCCCGCCTGGTTGACCAGGACCAGTGTGGGAGCCGCGTCCGGCACCTCCATATTGCCCACGTCGTCGTACAGGAATAGCTCGATGCGGTAGAGCGACGTTCCACTATCCGGGCGCTCGAGCACCTCGGGCAGAGAGATCACCGCGCGGGTGTTGTTTTGGATCGCGGTCACTTCCGCTTGGCTGGCCAACTGGCCGCTGACTCCCGCCAGTTTGTCGACCAGCAGCTTGCCCAGGCTGCCGAGCGTGGTCAGCCCCGAAGTCAGCACATCCCAGATCGCCTGGACGCCGGCCGCACTGAGTGTGCGGGTTGCCACTGACCACACCGCATCAAAGGCCCCCGCAGCGAACTTGGCCGCAGTCAGGCTCCCATCCGCCAGTTTGGTTGCTGTGATCGCGTCACTGGCGATCGCTGTCGCTGACACCACATTCGCCTGCAGTACCCCGACCGTGACATCGACCCGTTGATTGGTGAGCGCCAGGGGAGCGACCCCCAACCAGCGTCCCAGGTCCAGGCGGCCATTGCTGTCGATCGCCAACAGTGTGAAATTCGCGGGGACCGTGCACACGATCAAGGGGTCCAGCTGCACATTCGCGGTGGCACTGTTGGCGGAGAACACGAGTACGTCCCCATTGCTCTCGGCCGCCGTCACATCGAACGCATAGACCCCCTTGGCGAACACGGCATCCAGTTCCGTGGCGCTGGTATCCGCCAGCGCCACGGGAGCCCCTCCATCCTTGGAGACATACGCCGTCAGGTTGGCGGCATCCCCCGTCTTGGGAGTGTTGGCGGCCAGGTCATGGGCGTAGAACACGATCTTTTGATTGGCGACGTTTTTGAACATGCCGGTTACGCTCCCAGGAATCGAGCCACAGGTCGTCGGCTTCCAGCGACAGCTGAGGGAGGAGCCTGATGTAAAATCGTCCCCTCCACGATGTAGCTGCATAGCGGAGAAGCGGAATTGACGAGCAGTGCCAGTCCCTCCTGAGGACGCAGTCGCAGGCCAGCCACGGGAAGATTGGACCGCACTTCCCAACCTTGCCTCAGCGAGCGAGCCGGAGCGAAGTTCCCCTCGGCAAATCCTGTCGTAACATCGACGGAAGCCACTCGCAGTCGTGCATTGCGAAACGTCTGGAGTCTCCGGACGGCCGGTGCATTCGTGCCGGGATAACCGAGGTCCGCGATGGGATCGAGTCCTTCAACCAACTGAATGGTTAGTTCATTCCGTAGCGAACCCCGTCGCAGCTGCAAGGCGGCGGGCACCGTGTTCCGGGTCGACGCTGGCTGGGGGTTGAGCAGAGTCCCTCCCGTGGCGCGTCGCACCCGCACCAACCGCAACGTCGAGTTCTCACTGGCGACTCCACTGGTGGAGTTGTCATAGGAATAGAACCCCGGGGTGAAGGCGTGGATCGCCCGGATCTTGAGCACCGTGCCCGAACCGACACCGTTGAACACGGTGATCCAGGCGTGGTGCCCTTCGGACGGGAACAATTCCGCCGGCACAACCCAGGAGGAAGTTCCCACATCCAGCTCCAGATCGCACAGCCAGCCCAAGGGTGCGGGGGGGGTGGCACTGGGGCGGATCGCGATCCCTTCCCCTTCCGCCAATTCCAGAGACTGCAGCACGGCTCCCTGGCCGGCCTGCCACACGGCTCCCGTGTTGCGGCAAGGCTGTCCCGGGTTCTTGGCTCCCACTCCCGGCAGCCAGGTCGCCAGCCCCCCACTGGTCACACCGATCCCAGGTTCGTTCAGCCAGCTGGAACGGAGCATCCCCGACAACTCGATCGCGTCGACCTGGGTTCGGCAGCTGACCTGGGTGGGAAGCGTGGCGGCTGTGTTGGTGGCCACTGGGCTGACCGCTGTGCCCCCGGCTTGGGAGCTGATGCGGACCAACTCGACCGTCCCCACGAGCGCCCCGCTCATTGAAGCCGGAAACGGCACTTCCCGGATGGTCAGCTGCACCAATTCCAGCTCCCGGCGGAGATCCGATCCCTCGGCATTGAACAGGGTGCAGAGGGCCCGATCCGTGATCGAGGCAGCGGCGGTGAACCCGAAGTGAAACGTGTCAGTGGCCATCAGCTGTTTGTGAATTCGAGTTCGACATCGGCCTGGCCGACCGTTTGATTGACGGAGACCACCACGATCCCCTCGTTTTGACCTGCCCGGCAGGTGAGCGGCTCCACATTGCTGTCGCCATAGCCGGAGTTCCAGATCTCGGCATACGGGACCAAGGTCAGCATCGAGTCCCAATCCAGCGTCGAGAGGGCTGGCTCATCCGGAGAGTGCAGCAGTTGCCGGAACTGCGAACCGACTGTCACCGTCCGTCCCGTTCCCACCGAGGTGCCCGCATCAAGCGTCGCGTTGGCGGTACTGTGGGCGACCGGAGTGACTGCGGTGCCACCGGTCGGAGCGACTGTCTGCCGATGGATCCGCAGGTTATTGAACACCCCTGTGATGGCGGTCGTCTGGTTGTTGAACAACCACATCCGGTAGATACGGATCGTCTTGACCGATGTGTTCACATTGAACAGATCGATCATCGCTTTGTTGGCGGCGTATGTGACACCGGAACTTTGTGCATGCCAGGTATCGGCCATCATTCACTCCCCACACTGATCACTTTGCCGGTTCCACAAGTCGCCTGGAACAGCCCGATCCCCTGTGTTCCCTGAACCCGCTGTTGAACGCCTCGAGTCCGCAATTCCCCCAATCGACGGACCATCAACTCCCGTGTGTCACCTGGCGGCATCCCCGTGACCCGCTGCTGGTTGACCTGCAGTACAAATGCCACCAGCCGCTGCAGTTGGCTCGGGAGCAACGCCCGCGGAACATCCGCGATCCAGCCCATGGCCGGGTCATAGTGCACGGGAATCTCGCGCATGGGTTCTCCCTTTACGGAGCGGTGTGCCAGCTGGGGGCATTGGCGGCATAGGCGGGCTTGATCGTGATGTCGATCAGCATCCCTTCCTCGAGGGCTTCACTGCGGGCGAACTTGAGCACCGCCATCGTCGCCCGCAGTCCCTGATTCCCGGCGACTGCGATGTCGCCATCCATCACGGCACATTCGATGGTGCTGCGATTGAGGAACGCGTCCCGGAACGCCGTGACATCGGTGTCGGCGGAGTCCCACACCATCTGGAACTCAATGCTGGCCTTCTTGAGGGAGGCCAGGACCGCCTCCCAGCCAGCATTGGCCCGGGTGGTCATCGAGGCTTCCCCCGCCTCCAGGTTGAGAGTCAGGTCGCGGACATTCTTGACCTCATCCCAGGTCGGTGACACGAAGGTCCCGGTGTTCCGGTACAGCTTGCCATCCAGCCCCAGTTTGGCACCCATCAGCACTCTCTCCTCGATCCGAAGGACAGGTTCCGCTCACTCAGGCGGTGGGGGGCACGGGACTGACCACCCCAGGACTGACCAGCCCGGGACTGACCGGTACGGGAGTCACCACGGATCCCGGGCTGCCACTCGCCACGGAGGTCCGCTCATGCACGGCCCGCAGGCGGTCGACCGTCTTGAGCAAGGCTTCCCGCTTCTCGGGATCCCGCATCTTGGCTTCCAGAACGAGCTGAAAGACCCGATCGAATTCCGCCTGCCGCTCCCGTTCATCCCCCAGCAGGTCGGCCACTTCCCGGATCTTGCTGATCATGCCGCTGTAATCCCCAATCGCGTAGTCCTCGAGGATGGGAGGCATCCGGGTAAACCCCAGTTCCCGCAGCCGGCCGGCCAGGCGGGTGGCGACCCGCCGTCGGTTCTCAACCGCGGTATCTCCCTGAAACAGCAGTTGCCCCACGAAAAACATCGCCACCCCAATGGCTCCCAGAATCAAGGGGTTCCGTAAATCGAGCTGGTCCATGTGTCAGCCTCTCAGGTGATGTTCAGGAAACAGAAACCGCGACACTTCGGTGGGGTGGTCACAACGGGAGTGGATTCAACTCGATTTCTTCCACTGGTACGCGATCCCGGAGAGGGCGGCTCCCACGGCGGTCAAAGCCACCCACACTCCTCCGCCGTCACTGCCGCCCGAGGCCTCGTCCGACTCCCGAAACAGCAGCGGAATCTCCTCCTCCCGGTCACGATCGTCCGGCTCGCGATCCCGTCGGTCAGCAGGTCCCCAGGGGGGCTGCGGAGGAATGGGCAGGCAGCGCCCGCGGGGGCAGTGGCGTTCCACCTGTTGACGGATGGAGCGGGTCAACTCCAGGGGCCGCTGTCCCAGCTCTGGACCCGAGCCTCGATAGATCACCTGGCCATTGGCCCGTTCGACCAAGAGGCAGGGGGTGGTGTCGACCAGAGCGCGAAACTTGGCAAACTCCGGGTCAGCGGTGGTGATCAAGTGCCAATGCGTCTGATGCTTGAGCGACACCAGGGAGGGCTCGGTATGAAACAGCGCTTCCACCCGTCGTTCGGTCGGAATCGCCCGCCAGTCTGGTCGCACCAACAGAATGGTGTGCCAGGTATGGGCATCCTCCGGCAGGTCCCAAGTCCGCTGTTCCACGAGCTCAAGCGGTTCCCGCTCCAGTCCCCGGGGCTGGTGCGACTCCGCCGGCAGGACCTGTGGGACGATCCACAACTGGACCGCCAGAGCCACCGCCGCGGAAATGAGTAAGGTCAGGGTGATTTGTCGCATGCCAGTACTCCTGAGTTAGACGCCAGGGGATGAACCAACCAAGGCTGGGGAGCGGACGGCACTCCCAGGATCGTGAGGGCCCAGCCGCCACTGGATTGCCATTCCGCCAGAAACTGTCGGCGGGGCCAGTGCTGGATCTCCTGGGGAGCATTGCTGTCCAGGATGTGGGCAGACCGAGCATCGAGACCAACCAGGGTCACCATGTGGCGTCCCTCTTGAACCACTACTGCCGCTCCCCGCCGAGTGCGCAGTGCCCATTCCAGAAACCGCACCTCCCCGGTTCGCGTTTCGGCATACCTGAGGCCCGCGGCCTCCAGTTGCCGGGCCACGCTGTCCGGGGTCTCACCATCGGCATGCTGCTCCCGCCACCAAGTTGCCAGATCATGCCGCCCCTGTCCGTGCAGCAGATGCACGATTGAAGCATGCACGCACGAGCCTTGACGGCGGGGTCCCAGCCAATTCGCCTGGCGAAAGCGTTCTGGCAAGTCCAGCTGTCGCAACCGCACCAGGAGCCGCACGACGGACGGCGTGAGGCGAATGATCGTCCCCAGCGACAAGGTCGGGGGAGCCAGGGCGGGACCAGCCAGTGCCGTCAATCCCACCACGATCAACAGGAACGCTTTACGCAGCGGAAACACCCACATCGTTGTCCAGTGCCTCCTGCCAGGTGAGGGTGCCGAGATAGGTCAACAAGGGGGAGCGGGCCAGATCGTTGGGACTCACAGCGGCATCGAACTTGTGCACAAAGTGCACCCCGGCTCCGCGCAAGAACGACCGGGCGATGTGCTGGGAACAGATGGTGGCATCGGCCCGCAGACTCTGTTCGCGGAGCCAGCGGCGGTACGGCTGCATCCAGGTCAACCACCGCAGGCCCACCAGTTGACCCAGAGTCAACAGCCGGATGTTCCGCCAGGCATAATCCCCCGTGAGGTCACCGATCAGATGCCGGGCTACGTGCTTCCGCTTGTGGTCATCCAGGGGAGGCACTGTCCGGAAGACCGAGATTCGTCCGGAGTGCCGGCGGACTTCCGCACTCAGGGGAGACAGGTGACCGTTGCAGTGTTCCTCGTAACCGGCTGACCACAGGCGATCGTGCAACCAGACCAGGCCACTGGAATGGCTGAACGCCCCATCGGTGGCCGTGGCGATCAGATGGCCGTACAGGCTGGTCGGTTCCCACAACGCCACATCGCCATCGAGGGCTTGAGCTCGATACTCGGCATAGGGGAGCCAGCGCCGGACCACCCCCAGAATCAATTCCGGCTGCCGCCAGTGACCATTCATGACTGTCCTCCGGAACCGGGACGGGAACTGCGATGGGAACTGCGATGGGAACCGGGATGGGAACTGGGACTTACTACGGTCGCACGGAATGGGCCCACATCGCGGGCAGCCCCGGGAGTTCCTGGGCCAGTGCAGGCCGCATGTAAGGGCGGGCGGCAATCCGCACCAGACGCGGGTGGCGGCCCCAGGTGATGGCGGCCGTTCCCCCGTATTCCAGAACGGCGGGAGCCTCTCCGGCCGTATGGTTGAGCCGGACGGGGCCCACCAGCACACTCCGCCGCGCGGGATCGAAGACGAAATAAATGAAGTCCTTGAGCAGTCCCACGTGGCTACTGGGGGGTTGGCCCGGGAGCGACGCTGCCCGCCGCCGCCGAATGCTGGACTTGGCCCGCGTACGGACGAACGCTCCGAAGCGGGACAGCACCTTCCGTTCCGCCTGGCTGAGAGCGGACTGCACGCTGCTGCGGTCGAAGAACGAGTTCTTGGCGAGAGCGAGTCGCAGCGGAATCATTCCAGGATCCGATACGTGAGACTCAGGACCGTGGTGAACACCCGCCGCTGATCGAGATCTTCGCTGTCGAGGGGTACTGCGAGGGCTTCGACGGAAAGGAGCGTGGCGTCGATGGTGGGGAGCCGGATGAGTTGCCGGAGGTGCTCCTCGAACGCCTGGGCCAGACTGACCAACGCATCGATCTCGGTGTTCGACTCGTCGACCAACTTCTGCTGCAGGCCCACATGGATCGTGCAGTCCCGTCGCAGGGTGTGCCGGGAGGCCAGTTCGCTGCTCCACCCGGCCGGGACCACACTCACCAGGGGACTCTTCAGCTGCTGTGGCGTATGCCGCGGCACATAGCACCGCTCCACAGAGAATGGCCAGCGGAATGAACCAGTCTGCAGCACCTGCACGACGGCGTCGGCAACCCGAATCAGCATGGCATCCATCACAAGCTCTCACGCTCCATCTCCCGAACATGAATCCGCAGCAATGTGCGGCAGGGATCGCAATACCGATAAGGAGGTTCACTCCCCAGCGGCACCACCTCAAACACCACAATTTCACGGCCTGTGGACTCCTCAATCCGATCGCCTCGCTCGGGGAGGACTGGCCTCCCCTCCAACACCAGGCTGGCCGTGGGGATCAGCCAGTCCCGCACCTCCGTTTGGATCCGCAGTCCCTGGCTGTCAGTACTCTCTCCCGTGGTTCGTCCCGCCGTGGCGGATACCACTACAGCGGCCGCCCCCCGGCGATAGGTGACGGGCCGACTGGCGAACTGCTGCAGGCGGTCAGTCAGCCAGGCCAACCCCTGTTGCAAGCGGTCCTCCATCACTCAGGCTTTCCGGAGCAGTTCCACATCGAACAGATCGAGCCGCACTTGATTGCCGGCATTGGCCACCGACCAGGTGGCGGTGATCGCCACGGTCTGAGCGGCGGTTGTATCAAGCGCACTGACAGCCAACTTGGCGGGCTTGGCCGTCACTGTCCCTTCGGTTCCCAGGGCTTGCAGGCCACTGGCGACGATGGAGCCATTGGCTCCGATCGCCCGTACGACCAGATCCGCCTCGAGGTGAAACAGATCGTTGTTGGCCACGTCGACCGCTCCGGTCGCGATCAAGGTCACCGCACCGACTTTGAGCCGCACATTGAGGGTGTCGGTGGAGTTCGTGCTCGGACAAATTCCCTGGGCCCGGACCCGCAGGACATCCCCCACCTGCAGCGTGTTGGCGGGGATCGTGACCGACTTGTCGAACGCCGTCTCGGTCATGGTGTTGGTGATCACGCTGCTGGCCGCCTCGGCCGAGTACAGGAGATCAGCCGTCGCCTGCATCTCGAGAAACACCCGGACCGTGGTGTCGGTCGCCGCAGCCTCCTTGACGACCCGACCCACCAGGCGGCCGACGGCAGAGTCCCCCGCCACGCGCTGGTTGGCGGCGTCCCAGTACGCCTTCTGCCCGACCGTCAGTGCGACGCCACTGGGCTTGGTGAACTCGAACACCCCTTCCAGGGCCAGCGACCCGAGTCGATTCGCGGCGATCTCCGTGCGGGTGATCCCCAAGAGGTCCCCTTGCACGACCACTTCCCCCGCCGCCCGAGCCACACTGGGGGTGTGGTCGATCGCGTCTCCCGCCTGAATGTAAACCGCCTGTGGCATTGCTTGATCTCCTGTGAAATCGCTGTGGCCAATCCCGGAGCCGCTTACGCTTCCCCCTTACAACGGATCCCGCCTCGGTAGTCCTGCAGACTGACCCCGAAGTCGTGGAAGCCCCGCATCTGAATCCCCAGGACATTGAAATCCGCATCCGCAGTCTCGATCGTGGGAGACTCCTGGCCATTGAGGAACGCGACTTCAATCACGGGCAGGTCGCTGGGCTCAGCCAGCAGGTACCACGCCTTGGAGGAGTTCCCCGAGAAGCGGCTGTTGGCCAGGTACCGCCCGACCTCGACTCGATACTTCCCTTGGTGGGGATTGGTGATCGGGAACTTGGCATTCGGGGTGTTGTCCCGCAGTTCCAGCGACTTGAAGAGCTGCGACGCGACGGCCGAGAGAGAGGTGGGAACCAGCAGAATGGCCGGCATGAGGCCGATCGGCTGGTTGTCACTGTCGACCTGGTCCATAAAGGCGACTTCCGCCTTGGTCAGTCCATCGATCGTCAGGGTGGTATCGGCTCCTGTCAGCAGCGTCTTGTTGGCGGCCGTGAAGAACGCGGCGTTGTTGAGAAACACTGACCAGAAGACGTCGTTGATCTTCAGGCCCGAGCCGCGGCCGAGCTTGCGGGGGACAGTCGTGATGGCCCCCAAGTCATCATTGATGATGTCCCGGCGGTCGATCGACAGCATCAACCCGTAGGTGTCGGCCTTGTTGGTGTACGTCTCATTCCCCAGCGTGCCGTGCTTGAGTTCACCCCCAGGGGCGACCTGCTCGTAGGTGTCCTTCCCAATCAAGCGGTAACTGGTCACCGTCTTGAAGTCGGTGACATTCCGGACGGCGCAGATGTTGCGCCACACCCGTTCCACCGAGAAGAAGCCTTCCAGCAGAAACTTGTTGGACACCGTGGCCAGAATTTGCCCGATGTCGATCGTGGAGTACGCCGCTTCGACATCCCGCCCGAACGCCGAGCGGAGTACCGCTCGACTGTCCCGGAAGTTGCGCCCGGAGTAGCCATTCGCCCAAGCCGCTTCGAGCAACAGTTCCTGAAGACCAATCCCACCTCGAAAGCGGCGGGCGGCCAGGTCCAATGTCTGCGGCTCAAACAACTGCTCCACCCCGGCATACTTCGAGGACAACAGGCAAGCAGCCTCCAGCACCGTGGAATTCACCGTGTTGTCCCGCAGATGGACGGCCGGCGCCGTGGGACGCAGTTCCCGCAGTACAGTCAATTCCGCCCGCTGCTCGGACCAACCCTCCCGAATGGCCTGCGCCTCCAGTTGCGGCCAGCGACCACTGAAGTGCCGTCGCACAGCCGCGATCCGCTCCACCTCGGCCGCAGCCTGGGACCGCAGTTCGGCAACTGTGGCCTGGGGCAGCCCGGCTGGAGTCCCGACGGGCTCGACCGGCCGGGCCGGACTCCCGGTCCCCTCAACCGAGGGGGCAGCCGCTGGGGCAGGAGTGACCGGATGTTCGACCATTGGGGGGTTGGCTGCTTGCAGCGGAGGAACCGTGGTCGGAGGAACTGCGGTTGGGGCAACTGTGGTTGTGGCATTTGGGGTCGGGGAGAACTCGGCATCCATGGAGTGCACTCCGGAACTTGGGGACGCTGTGGCGAGCACATTGGCACTGGTCGCACCGTCGGCTCCCAGGTCAACAAAACTGATTTCTCCCAAGGTGGACTTGCGGACCACATTGGTGGGGCCCACGAAGGAACGACCATTGACCGTGACCGCC